CAACAGACGAATCAATAAGTGAATATACTGAACGATTATTAAAAATTGTACTGATTAAATAAATTAAATTATGAATAACAATGAAGTAACTTTAAGCAACTTTTTCGTAAATGACAATGAAAAGAGTTGGATAGATTTTGATTTAGTTTTTGATGCTAAAGAATTAGCACAAACTTTATTGACACATAAAAAAGTTTTTGAAAGCAATAAGGGGCGTGGCAGAATATCTATCAAACAAAGCAAAAAAGATCCTAACAAAAGATATGCAACATTATCAACTTGGATCAACCCAAAATATACCGAGCCGGTATCAACTCACGAGCATATGCCGGATAGACAAGAAAGTAAAGATGATTTACCATTTTAGGTAGATTGGTTTATAGGTTTGGTTTAGAAATTTGGGGCTTGTTTTTAGCCCCATTTTTTTTTATCAAAAAACTTTCATAACTTATAGCCCAAATAAACAATAATAAATAATTCATATGCTGATAGATGTAAAAAACACTACTAGATATTTAGACGATATTAGGAGTGGTAAAATAAAAGAGGGTTTAAAATTAGATATAAGCGAAATAGATCAATATATAAGATTTAAGCCTGCAAATTTTAATGTTATTTTAGGACACGCTAACGTAGGTAAAACAACCTTGATATTATATTTAATGTTATTGTATACTAAAAAGCATAATCTTCGTTGGCTTATATTTTCAAGTGAGAACGAACCCTATTCAATTATGCGAAAGCTAATAGAATTTTTAGATCTCAACCCATTAAACAAAGTAAGCGAGGAAAACTATAAAAAACATATTGACTATATAAACCGATATTTTAAAATAATTGACACTCAAGAGTTATATTCATATAAAAGTTTATTGGAAATGGCTAATGCAACGAAAGACGCTTGGGACTATCAAGGTATGTTGATTGATCCATATAATAGTTTAATAAAAGATCACGAACTTATGAAAGGCGTAGGATCTCACGAGTACGATTATCAAGCTACAAGTGAAATTAGAGTTTTCTGCAAGAAAAGAAAAGTTAGTGTTTGGCTAAATACTCACGCAAATACAAACGCATTAAGAATGAAACACCCTATTGGACATCATTTTCAAGGACACCCAATTCCACCTTTAGCAAGTGATGTTGAGGGAGGAGGTAAATTTGTAAATAGGGCTGATGATTTTTGGGTTATACATAGATACTTGCAACACGAAAGCGAGTGGATCAATAGCTTAATTCACGTTAGAAAGGTTAAAGAAGTTGAAACGGGTGGACGACCAACTCCAATTGAGGATCCATTAAAACTAACAAGCATTCCTAATAATGTTGGTTTTCAATTTCAAGGAAAAAAACTTTATGACATAGATTTAAAAAACCCCGATAAAATGCCTTTTTAATATGAACGGAATACATATACGACAAGTTTTTATAGCCGGAGTTTTAGTTGGTTGTCTTTATGATGAGGAGAGAATTTTTGATGTGGCTCAAAAAAAGCTTACTATATGTTTTTTTATTATTGGTATTCAAATTATATGGTGGTAAATGTTTTGGAAATACTAGCGAAAGAACATAATAAATGGTTAAGGATTGCAAAATCTTTTGGGCTTACTTCTGAAGCCGAAGATTTAGTGCAAGATATGTATATTAAAATTCATAATTGGAAAGGCAAATACAATAAAACACTAATGTATAATGATAAGGAGGTAAATTACTATTTTGTTTTTGTGGTTTTAAAAAATTTATTCCAAGATAAAATGAGAATAGATAAAAAGAAAACACGGCTACAATATCAAAAAGATAAAATAACAAACGATCAGCCAATTGAATATGCAGAAAAATTAGAATCAATAAAAAAAGAAATAGAAAGTTGGCACTTATATGATCGTAAAATTTACGAGTTAATTTATCAAGAGGGATACTCAATGTTAGAACTTTCGAAAAAAACGGGAATAGATTATTACTCGATTTATAGAACAAAAAATAAAATAGAAAAATTGTTAAACTTAAAATTAATAAAATGAAGCTTAAAATAGATGATAATACAAAATATAAAGTTTGGGACTTTGTAAAAAATAATAATGTTGGAAATAGACATAAAGGAGCAAACGGGAATCAAGCCGAAACTTATACTGGTATATTAGGAGAGTATTGTATAAAAAGGAGATTTGGACTAGAGCCGGATCTAAAAGAGGGTTTTGACGGGGGTTGGGACTTTGAATATAAAGGAATGAAAATAGATGTTAAAACTACCGGCAGAAAAGTACCACCTAGAGAATGGTACGTGCATAATTTAATTGCATTTCAAAAAGATTTTGATTGTGATGCTTATATCTTTTGCACCCTTAATAGACAAACTTACGAATTGACAATTGACGGGTGGATAACTAAAGAAGATTTTTTTGAGAAAGCAACAAAATTTAAGAAAGGAACTTATAGGACTAGGGACGATGGATCTAAATTTAAACTAAAAGCAACCGGCTTCGAAATTAAAATAGAGGATCTGAAACCAATAAGCACTTTATTATGAAACAAGAAATACACCCTTTTGAGAATCAGATATTTCACGCTATTAGACAAAAATTAAAAGATATTGAAAAAGCGAAAGAATTACTAAAAGAAAATAATTATATAGTATATGAAAAACGAAAAAGAAAATAAGTATTTAAATTATCTTAATGATAATTACTTTCACGAAAAAGGTTTTATACATTATGAGCCTCACGTGAAAACACAAAGAACAAAAAACGTAAATAAAGGAGAAAAATTTGGCAGATGAAACTAGGAGATTTAGTATATTATTTTACAAAATATACCGGAATACGTTGGGTTACAAAGCGTGTTACAAAATTATTCGGTATTGACGATTGCGGTTGCGATCGCAGACGAGACGAATGGAATGACATAGAACTTAATATAGGCGACAAATGGAAGAATTGGACAAAATAGACTGGAAGCACTTTAGAGAAAATCACATAAATAAAATAACAAAAGAACAATTCGAATTAATATGTCAGCTACACGCTAAATACTATAAGCACTCGTATTACAAGCCCTGCACTTGCAGACCACATACTATTAAAACTTGGATTGCTCAATTAAATAATAAGTATGCGGAAGATAACGGCAACTAATAAATTTGAACGGGCTTTAGTATGGTTTTTAAATGGCTTTGACGGGTGGAAATTAGAGTGGGTTGGAGACAAAAACCTATGTTATGATGCAAAAGGCGTAACACCAAAAGGGCATAAGTGCGTAATTGAAATGAAATTTAGGAAAAAGTATTACAAAACTAAATTAATTGAGAAAGATAAGCTTGATAGATTAATGAAACTTCCACAAGATGTGGTGAAAATATATTACGTTTCAGATCCAAAAGGATCGTATTATTTTTGGCTCAATAAATTAAAAGATATGGAAATAATTAGTCAAAAGTGTCCGGCTACAACTTTTTGGCGAAAACATAGAATTGAAAAAAAGGTTTATATGCTTGATGAAGATTTAGCAAGTATTATCAATAAAACCGAATAACTTGCTTTTATCCAAAAAAGTTGATAAATTAGTGGCAAAATAAACAATAATGGAAGTAGACAAAATTCAGAATTTAAAGGATATGGAGTATTACGCTTCGTATATTTTAGTAAGCGAACTGGTATTGAAATGGTCTAAAGCTAAACCCGACAACGAAGAAATAAAAGCACTTTCAAAAGCTTGGGCTGATGTGCATTTTTACGTCAATACTAAATGTCAAGAATTAAGATTGCACAAACAAGCAATAAGCGAATATAGGTACGAAAAAAACCAAGCTATATTAGAGAAGCAAGAGAAAGAAAAAGAAGTAAAAAAACTAAACAAAGAAATAATAAAACTTAAAAAAATAGTCAAAATATGAGCAAAATAATTACACTCCTAGACGGGACAGAATATAGAGAAAAAGATATAATTAAAAAATTATATGACGATGAATTTTATTACGGGGAACTTGGATCAAAAGCTTTAAGCAGTAGTGCTATAAAACTATTAGTGGATAGCCCTAAAAAATATCATTACGTTACTAATTATGCAAAACTAGAAACACAAGGACTACGAGACGGGAGATTATTGCATATGTTAATTTTAGAGCCGACTAAATGGGATCAGCTTAAATTTGTAGACGTTCAAAGTAAGAATACAAAAAAGTACCGAGAAGCTTTATTAGAACACGATATAGTATATACTCAAAAAGAAAAAGAGGACGCTGAAAGGTTGGCAGATGCACTATTAAAAAACGATATGGCACAAACTTTATTAACCGGATCACAATTTGAAGTTCCGGCTATAGATTATATTGGCGAGTGGATCTTTAGAGGAAAAGCAGATATACTAACAAAAGGCAAAACTATAATTGATATTAAAACAACAACAGATATAAAGGGCTTTAAATATAGTTCAAAGAAATACGGCTACGATATTCAATGTTATATCTATTGTCAATTGTTTAACGCAAATTATTTTGATTTTAAATTTTTAGTTATTGACAAGGGGAGTTGTGATATAGCCGTTGCAGAATGTACTGAAGAATTTTATTTATCCGGAAAAGAAAAAACTGAATTAGGCATTCAAAGATATGAGGAGTGGTTTACTGGCGATGAAGTAGACTTGGACAATTATTATATAAAACTATTATTATGAAACGATTAGAACTATTAGGGAAGAAAGTTAATTCTTTAGCTTCCGTTGATATATATGAAAACACTAGAAAAAGGGCAACAATAGAAGCAAGAAGCTTGTTTAATTTTGTAGCCTATAAATACTTTTTATTAACGTTTGATGAAATTGCAAAATTTTTAAAAACAAAAGGGAAAACAAGCGATCATTCTACGATCTTACATTCATTAAGAAACTTTGAATTATATTCTTTTCACAACACTAATTTAAATGGTTGGTTGGAAGATATAATTTCCAGTGATAAATTTGACAAACGAATGACAACAAAAATGGTTGCCCGAAAAATGCAAATGTTAAACGAAAAAGATATAAAAGAGATTGCAGAACTTGTAGATTTTAAATACATAAATAATTTACATACCGAGATTTTGCCTGCAGACGAACAAAATAATTAATTAAAAACGTTATATATAAAATGAAACCTAAAAAAGTAAGTATTAAAGAGGTTAAGGAAAACCCGAATAACCCAAGAATTATTAAAGACTATAAATTCAAGAAGCTTGTAAAAAGCGTAAAAGAATTTCCGGAAATGCTATCTATTAGACCAATCGTTGTAAATAAAGATATGGTAGTGTTAGGTGGTAATATGAGATTAAAAGCTTGTATTGAAGCCGGTATTAAACAAGTTTGGATACACGAAGTAGATCTAAACGAGGATCAAGAAAAAGAATTTATTATTAAAGATAATTCAAGTTTTGGCGATTGGGACTGGGACGTTTTAGCAAACGAGTGGAATGTAGATTATTTAAAAGAGTGGGGCTTGGATATTCCTAAATGGGAAGATACGGCTTTTAATTCTGAAATAGAAGATACTGGAGAGTACGACTACCCCGAAGATGAAGCCGAACAAAGCCACGTTAAAATGGTGCAATTGTTTTTAGATACAACTACCGAGCCGAACTTTAGAGAATGGGAATTAAATTTAAGAAAACATTACAAAAGCGATAACCTAACAGATACTATTTATAGGGCTATAGAAGATATAAATAAAATAAAAAATGGCAGCTGAATTATATATTAAACCCCGATTAACCGATGAACAAGCAAAAAAACTAGCCGGAACGCTATTAAACGAAAGTGATTACAATACTTTAATAACCTACGATGCAGACGTATATTGTGCAGTAAGCAACAAACCAATAGCAAAATTTCGTAAAAAAGTAATTCCTAATAACATAGCAAAAGAAGCATTTGACAATTTAAAGGGAGCAGCCAAACCAACTAATAATCGTCCATTTTCCGGTGGCGAGTTTGATGAAAAGGGAAATACAACTCAATACAGATTACGTAAAGATGGGAAAAGATCTAAAACAAACCAAGCAATGACAAGTGTTAATAGTGGTATCATAGGTTATTTTGATCGCAACGCTAGATTTCCATATTGTAGGCAAACGGCTTTTAATGAAAAACAATTTAGTAAGTTTAAAAAAGCTTACCCGATAATAAAATTTGTAGATTCAAAATACGAGGAATTAATGCCAACTTATTATGAAAAGCAAAGAAAGGTGGCAGATAAAACCTCACAAGATTTTGTAATTAAGAATACGGCTTTTACGACTGTTACCGTAAACTCAAATTGGCAAACGGCAGTTCATACAGACAAAGGAGATTTTCAAGAGGGCTTTGGTAATTTAGTCGCATTAAGGCGTGGCAGATATACCGGTGGGTATTTTGTGATTCCAAAATGGGGGGTGGCTTTTGATTTACAAAATTGTGATCTCTTATTATGTGATGTCCACCAATGGCACGGTAATACGCCAATCAATAAAATAGACGATGATGCGAAAAGAATATCACTAGTGATGTATTATAGGGAACAAATGAAAAGTTGTGGTACTTCGGAGGAGGAAATGATTAGAGCAAAAACAAGGGTACGTGGATCTAAACTCAACTAAATGTGCGGAGTTGTAGGTTATAGTTCTCAAGATCCGATTGACGAACATTATAGTATTTTACATAAGCTAATTTATCAAAGCAAAATTAGAGGGCTACATAGTTTTGGATATTCATATTGTCTTAACAATAAATTAACAACACGAAAATATCACAATGTAGACGAGGTTGTATTGCCACAAGCAAATAAAATTGTTTTCCATAATAGATATGCAACGAGTGGAGATTATCAAGACCATATAAACAACCAACCAATTGCAAATAATAATCTTTCTCTTGTATTTAATGGCGTATTAGATATGAGAACAAAAGTAGAAATGGAATTACATTACGGAATTAAAATGCAAACATATAACGATGGCGAGATAATTTTACAAAAGTGCGGGGCTAATAAAGATCTATTAAAAGATTATATTGGAAATATCAAAGGATCGTTCGCAGGGCTTATTTTAACGGCTTCTAATGAACTTTTAGCAATAAGGAATAGTAATAGACCTTTATGGAGATTAAGTCATTCTAATGCAATTTTCTACGCATCAACAAAAGATATATTTAAAAGGGTTGATAAATCGTTTCAACCGGAACAATTAAAACCAAATCAATTATATGAAGATTAGAAAGGCAACAAAAGACGATGAAGCTTTTATAAAAGAGTTACACAAACAACATAAAAAGCACATAGGTAATTTTAATTTGTTTTGGGTTTGGGATAAATTTTTAGAGGGCAATACACCATACACCTACGAGATATATGAAGAACACGGCTTTATTAGATATGGTTATAGTAAGAAATATAAAGCTAATGTTATATATGAGATAGCAGTAAAAAACGGCTCAACTCAAAAAGGGGTAGGAAAAGATTTATTTAATAGATTAAAAAAACCTATATTTTTAAAATGCAACGAGGATAATGTAGTTGGCAATAAATTCTATTTAAAAATGGGAATGACTAAAGCCGGAGTAACTATTACAAAAAAAGGAGAAAAACAAAATATATATTGGATTACATAGACTATCATATTAAATCTAGTGAAGCGAAAGACATTGATCCGAGCAACGATTGTTTAAGATACGTGGCAGATCGCTTTGAATTAAATATAGAACAACGCTACTGGTTGGCTTTTTTGTTTGGAACTTGCTATTCCGCAACAATGGTATATTATGTTTACAATGAATTCCCTGATTACGAAAATGTAAATGTTGATAGATTACAAAGGTGGTGGGATGCGAACAAAGATAAAACTTTATTTCAAACAGATCGTCTGCGAGTAAAAACACAAAACAGATTTGTTGAAACGTTTGAAAGCTACAAAAACTTATTAGGAGATTTTAAACAAGAAGATTATTTTAAATCACTAAAACAACCAACGAAACAAATGACATATGATAATTGCTATAAAGATCTTTTACAAATTAAAAATTTCGGCAGATTCACTATGTTTATATATCTTGAAATGGTAAACGTTTTAACGGGCTATGATTTCGAGCCGACTTATTTAGATCTTAAAAATGCTGAAAGTTGTCGTAATGGTTTAGTGTATTATCTAGGCAATTACGAATTAGACACACACGGAATAGATAAAAAATTACACCCGAGACAGATCCGATATTTACAATATCAATTTAAACTTCTGCAAGAGGAGATTGAAAAACTAGATATTGAACATAAAAACATTTGGAATATAGAAACAACTTTATGTGCCTATAAAAAATTTAGAAAGGGAAAACGTTATATTGGATATTATATTGAAAGACAAAGAAAAGAAATAGAAAAAATGGAAAACAATGTAGATAACGGGGTGGACTGGTCTGTATTGTGGGACTTCCGTAAAGAAACTTATCAAGAAAAATGGCTGAAAGAATTATAGCAATAGGGGGCATTCCGGCAAGTGGGAAAACTACATTGATGCGAAATATAATAAAACATTATATGCCCTTAAAAACGTTTAAATATAAATTGGTTCAAGGTTTGTATAACAGACAAAAGAATATATACATTATTGGAATATATACAAACGAATTATTTAGTGGGACGGATAAATTAAGTATGGCAGTACAACCACACTTTATTGAACTAATAAAGAAAGTTCCACGTGGCACATTTTTATTTGAGGGAGATCGGCTATTTAACCAATCTTTATTTGACAAAGTAAAATGCGAAAAAATAATACTTGAAACAGATAGCAAGGTTATTGAAAGTAGGCACGTAGAACGAAACGATACACAAACTGAAAGGTTTAAAAAATCTAAACAAACTAAAATACAAAATATAATAAATAAAAATAATGTAACTTTAATGCCAAACAATAATCAAACAGAAGCAAAAGACATATTAAATTATATAATTAAACTTATCGAGAAATGAACAAAACCGAACACATAAAAAAGGCGTTACTTAAAGCCCTTGAAAAATCATTAGGGGTAGTAACTTCGGCTTGTAAAAATGTAGGAGTAGGCAGAACAACTTATTATGATTGGTATAATAATGATCCGGAGTTTGCAAAGAAAGTAGATGAATTAGAAAACGTTGCTTTAGATTTCGCTGAAAGTCAATTGCATAGACAAATAGCCGAAAACAATACTAGTGCTACTATATTTTATTTAAAAACGAAAGGCAAACAAAGGGGGTATGTTGAAAGAACAGAACATACCGGAGTAGAGGGTACTAAATTATTTGAGGTTGAAATAATAAAAAACCTTGATAAAGAAGATTAAAACAAACGTTGTATTTGAACACCTTACTAATTCTAAAAAAAAGATTGTAGTAGAACAAGGGGGGACGAGAAGTGGTAAGACCTATAATATACTTCTTTGGATCTTGTTAAGTTATTGTAGCCAAAATACAGATAAAACAATTACAATAGTTAGAAAAACGTTTCCGGCAGTTAGGGGAACAGTGATGCGAGATTTTTTTGACATACTTAAATCTCATAATATCTACTATGAAGAACTACACTACAAGACAACTCACGAGTATTGGATAAACGGAAACCGAGTAGAATTTATTTCATTAGATCAGCCAACAAAGATACGTGGGCGTAAAAGAGAATTATTGTTTATCAACGAGTGTAATGAATTAACGTTTGAAGATTGGCAACAACTGATTTTTAGAACAACCGAAAAGATTGTAATTGACTACAACCCGTCTGAAGAATTTCATTGGATCTATGATAAAGTATTGACAAGGGACGATGTTCATTTTTTTCAAACCACTTACAAAGACAATCCATTTTTAAATCAAGTTGTAGTTGAGGAGATAGAAAGACTGCAAGATATAGATGAAAACTATTGGCGTGTTTATGGTCTAGGCGAAAGGGGGAAAAGCCGTTCACTTGTATTCACTTTTAGAACAATTAAAGATATTCCGACTACGGCAAAGCTAATTGCAAAAGGGCTTGACTTCGGCTATACAAACGATCCAACTGCAATTGTAGAAACTTTTATTGAGGGAGATAATATGTATGTAAATGAGTTGTTATACAGAACGGGTATGACAAATCAAGATATTGCTAAACAATTACAAACAATTGGAATAGATCGTAGAGAAGAAGTATTTTGCGATAGTGCTGAACCTAAATCAATAGAGGAAATATACCGAATGGGTTGGAACGTAAAGCCGACAATAAAAGGATCTGTTAATATAGGAATAGATATGATTAGGAGATATAAATTATTCGTTACTGAAAGATCTATAAACCTCATCAAAGAGTTAAGGAACTATAAATACATAGAAGATAAAAACGGGCAATTAACAAACAAGCCGGTAGACGCTTTTAATCACGGGCTAGATGCATTACGATATAGCGTTGTAAATCGTTTAAGCCGTCCCAACTACGGAACTTACGCAATTAATTAAAATTTTTTTTAAATTTTTTTAATCTGTAGAGCAAAAAAAAACAAAAAAAGTTATCAAAAAAGTTGTATAACTTATTATATAGTTCTAAATTAGTATCAGAAATTTAAACAATAAAAAAATGGAAACAAATTATTTAAACCCCCAAAAAGTAAATAGAGAAAGAAACTATGAGCAAATAGCTTCTTTAAACAAAGACGGATATTTTACTATTCCGTTTGAGAGAAAAACTGATTTTGACGATTGCAGAACTATCGTTAACGTTACGGATCTTACTTACGATCAAATACAAGCAGTATACAATGCTCCTAATTTAGAAGTTAGTATTCACACTAGTGCATTTGATTATATATTCCCAAGAGAATTAGATAGCGAGGACAACAAATACATATATGTTGTCAAAAGAGGTAATCAAACCTTTTTAGTAAACAACGAGGGCTACGGCTATTCAAGATACATAGTAGAATTAAAAGGATATTAAAAATGAGAAAAGTAAAATTAACAGAAAGCGATTGTATATCAGTACAACATATATTAAAATACTACGCCTATCAAAATTCAGAAAGTCTTGATAGCGAGGATAAAGAAGCAATTAATAAATTAGCTAATAAATTTAAAAGTAAATACGAATGAAAAAACAAACTAAACTTCACAAAAATCTTGACAACCAACTTATACTGCTTAATTGTATAAACCGGCTACAAAGAGTTAAAAACGAGCAAATGTGGGCTGATGCTAGTCCCAAATTATTATTGATCGTAGAAAGTGAAATAGATCAATGTAGAAAAGAGCTTGACGAATTTAAACAAATTGAAAAACTAATAAGAGAAATATGAAAACTAATTATTTAGAAAAAGCTGAAAACAAAGATTATTTTTGGAAACCAAAATTATTTTTTAATGAAAGACGTAAGATCTATGTACTATATTGGTTCAGCGATTACGGAAGAAAGGCACAAGAAATTCACTCACAAGAATTTAAAACTGAAAAAGATGTAATGAAGTTTGCCGAAACGAAAATTAAAAATTCACCTAAATTATTTAGCAAATGAAAATAGTAAAAGAAAAGGCAAAAAGATCCAAAACATATGAAGTTGAATTTTGGTATCTTAACTTTATCGGGGACGTAGATATGGGCTATGACTACGATAGAGTAAAGGTAAAAGCTATTAGCCCCCGTCAAGCTATATTAAAAGCAGAACAACTTGCCCCGAGAGGAGCAAAAAAATTTGAAATTATTTAAAAAAAAGTTATCAAAAATTTTGTATAACTAAAATATAGTTGTAAATTAGCAGTATGATAATAAACGATAAAACAATGAAATCAACACTTAAAGTAACAACAAGAAAAACTGAAAAGGGAATAATAGTACCGGAAAAAGTTTGGATAACATTTTTACACAATGGCTTCGAAAAAGTTTGGATGCCTTTAACTGACTGGGACGGCAACCAATTATTTTGGATAGACGGATCACAAGATCAAGCAAAAACAATAGCCGGAGAAAAATTTGGTTGTGCATTCGGCATATCGCCTTGCACTCAAAAAGAACTTGGCAACGCTTGTATAGATAACTTTTAAAAACAATAAACAATGAGAAACACAACTTTACTTACGGATCTCTTTATGAATTGGGATCTTGACGCTTTAAAAAAATACCAAGATTATTTACTTCACAAAGAAAATAAGACTGTACCGGAAATGAATGCTTTGCCGGTTGTATCTCTACTAATAACCTTAAAATCTAAATAAGATGAAAAGATATAAACAAAACTTACGAGTAGAGGGGGACAAGGTTTATTCATATGATACACTTGTAGCCGAAAAGAAAGACGCTTATTTAGTTAAAGTGCCTTGGAACGTTGGTGGCAGAAAAACAAGCCCGACAACTAGCAAACATATAAATTATGTTGCAAGCGAATGGGGTTGCGAAGTAGTAACAAAAGAGGAATATAAGTTCCGAATGGATCTAAACAAATACAAAGAATTTATTTAAAAACTAAAATTATGAGAACACAATTAGACGATCTAAAAGCAGAAATTAGATTATGCGAGATAAACAAAAAAATAGCAATTGAGGAAGCCGATATTAAAAAATGGAGATATTGGGAAAACAAAGAGCAAGAAGCAAGAACAATAATATATAATATAAGATAATGGAAAAAGCTTTTGAAAAAGTAGTAGATTTTCACAATAGTACTACACCGGAACAACACATATATTTTTTACAATTACTTGCTAGGCGAATTACAGTACCGATAAATAAAGGAAAAGGAGTAGAAGTAATGCAACTTGACAATGATGTGCCAGTATGTATGAATGGTATATTTTATCAAATAAATATCGAGGGTTGGAAAGAGTATAGCAAATATGAAAAAGAGATATATTAAAAAAACCTATGCGAGAGATTCATAGACCATTAGGATCAACATATACCGAGTCCTAAACGGCAAAATTACAGAAGCAGTTTTTTTAGGGGGTTTAGTTATCTAGCCCCTTTTTTTTTATATTTATTCTAAAATTTTTTTCAACATAACGTTATACAAGTATGAAAACCATAAAAGTAAAAATTAGTATTCCACAAGATTTATCAGACATTACGCTACGTGAGTATAAAAAATATGATAAAATTTTAAATGCAAATACAGAAGATCCAAATAGCGAAAGATTTCTGCAGCTTAAAATGGTAGAGATATTTTGTGGTTTAACTTATGAGGAAGCAGCCGGAATGACGCTTGTTGATTTTCAAAGAGTAATTGAAACTTTAGTTGATATATTACAACAACAACCTAAATTAGTTAGAACGTTTAAATTAGGCGAAAGAGAATTTGGCTTCATTCCTAATTTAGAGGAAATGACATTTGGTGAGTATATTGATTTAGATACTTATATTGGTAAGATACAAGAAATTGAAAAAGCAATGGCAGTATTATATAGACCGATCCAAAAGAAAGTCGGAGACAAATATACAATACAAGCTTATGAGGGAGATCTGCTACACGAAACCTTATTGGATATGCCAATGGACGCAGTAGTAAGTTCAATTGTTTTTTTTTATCATTTAGGGATCGACTTATCAAGCGTTATGATGAGTTATTTACCCAAGGAGGAGATACCGGAACAATTGACTGGTTTGGTAAGAAGTGGGGTTGGTATCAACAACTTTACGCAATTTCAAAGGGAGATATTAGGAGATTTGAAGAAGTAACGAAGCTTGGAATGAATCAATGTTTGACGTATTTGGCTTTTGAAAAAGAAAAGATTGCAGAAGAAAATAAAAACATAAAAAAGAAATTTAGATAATGAGTGTAAGTATAGATCAAAATTTGGGGGCTCAAAACTATTTTAAGGTAATTGAAAAGATTAGAGATATACTATTAGCAAACCCCAATATAAATACTGTTACAAATGGAGATATAGGGGACGTTGATTTAGATAAACAAACTATATTTCCCCTTGCTCATATAATCGTTGGCAATGCAACGTTTGAGGGGGGAACAATAAATTACAAAATTAGCGTATTAATAATGGATGTTGTTCACGATGATCTTGACGATGAAAAAGAGCCTAGCTTATATCAAGGTAGTACCGAACTATATGTTCATAACACAACTTTAAATATCGGCAATCACTTAACTGATAAATTATTTAAAGGCGATAAATATGACGGGAACTTTTACGTGAATAAAGAAACGGCTACGGCTATACCTTTTAGAGATAGATTTGAAAATACACTAGCCGGTTGGACTTTTGAATTTAATATAATCGTAAGAAACAACATTGACAGATGCAATTCGTAGAGGTAAATAAAGCAGCTAAATTGTGGGCTAAATATCTACAACAACAATCTAGGACAAGATTAACAAAAGGTAAAAGCAACGTTTCAAGAGATCTATATAATAGTATTAAGGGCGATTATATAAAAGATCAAAGCCCAAAGATCTTATTTAAAATGCTTGATTATGGTAAGTTCCTTGATAAAGGAGTAAGGGGTAAAATAGCTTCGCCAATCGGAACGGCTCTTTCCCCATATAGATTTAAAAATTCTATGCCACCACCCGAGACAATTGCTGAATGGGCAAAAAAACGTAATATAAGATTTAGAAACGAGGACGGAACTTTTGCAAAAGGTAATTATGCATCAATTGGTTTTGTAATTGCAAGATCTATTAGAGATAAAGGAATAGAAGCTAGATTATTTTTTACTAGGACTTTAGATTTATCATACAAATATATAATGCCAAAATTAGCATTAGCAGTAGGAAAAGATATAGCAACTCAAATTAAAAAAATTGCAAAAGAAACGGAGAAAGAAAATAAAATAGCAAATAAAAAAATTAAGAAATGAGTACAATAATAAATGCAAGAAGCCCTTATTTTATTAAGTTTGACGAGGAAAGTAACGTTAGATTTGCCAATATAAGTATATTTATTTACTCGGGTGTTTTCACAACTGCAAAACCATCAACGCCAACTTATACACTAACCAAATATACAAGGACTGCTTCTACTCAATTCGTTGTATTTGATATATCAAGTTTAATTAGAGATTATTTAGAAACCGAGTATTTTACTAATGCAGTTGACGCAGTTTGGGTAGAAGTAGATGCGATATTAAAAGACGCAACTGGATCTCAATTAGGAGATGTTATATCATCTGATTATTTAGCTATTGACGGCTACGGAGATTTTGACGAGGGAGCAAACCCAAGGCAATCAATACTTCCAAGCGTTGCTAGTTTTACGCCAATGGTATTACAATCAAATACTTGTATACCTTTCGTAAGGGGGCGAGATATTAAAATACCGGTATTTAGCGAAACCAATCCAACGGCTACAACAGATTCAACTTCAGGTATGTGGGAGTTCGTTGACGAGTTTTGGAACGTTGAAGATTCTAATTGGAACGATACAAGCACGACACAATCAATAACAGATAGTAATGATAGTGCAGACAAAATACAATATCTAAATATCACTACAGATAATGCTCAAACGGGAGATACAATTACAATATCCTCTACAACGGGGACTGCTCAATCAGTTACATTAACTTTAGAGGAGATTTGTTTACCAAAATATGAGAATTATAGGGCTATATTTTACAATAAGTTTGGGGCTTTACAATCTTTTTGGTTCCCGAATAAATCAACAACGGCTTTAAAAACTAAAAGCAGTACTTACAAAGCAAACACTTTTAGCGAGACAACTATGTCTTACAATCAATATAAGCACAATATAAAGCGTTTTGACGTTTTAGGGAACGATAGTATTAAATTAAATACAACGCTTCTAAATGAGTGTTTAAATGAGCCTATAGAGCAACTATTAATGGCAGAACAAATTTGGTTGGAAGATGAAGCTTTAAAAGTTTTACCGGTAGTTGTCAAGACGGCTAGTCAAGAAAGAAAAATTGGTGTTAATGATAAGGCGAATATACAATATACTTTAGATTTCGATTATGCATTTGACAGAATACAAAATGTTAGATAATGGCAAAATTAGATTTAGAGCTATTTATTGAGGGCGAAAAAGTTAATCTTTTCAAAGATGAAACAGTATCAATTACACAAACTCTAAAGGACGTAAAAGATATTGCTAAAATTTTTACGGAGTTTACAAAAACTTTTACACTTCCGGCAGATAGAATTAATAATAAGATCTTTAAACACTACTATAATTTTAATGTGGTCGGGGGCTTTGATGCTAGACAAAAAGTAAATGCAAATTTAGAATTAAATTCACAACCTTTTAAAAATGGTAAGCTACAATTAAACGGGGTAGAATTAAGAAACCGAAAGCCGTATGCATACAAAGTAACTTTCTTTGGATCAGCAGTTGAATTAAAAGATATATTAGGGGAAGACAAATTAAGTGCATTACCAAAACTAAATGATAATGTACTATTCTATGGACCAGGAACGATTTTAGGTAAATTGACAAATAATTTTACTGATAGTACAAATGTTGTCACGCCTTTAATAACTCATTCGCAACGTTTGTTTTTTGATAGCAACCCGTCAGATACAGAAGCACAAACTGGTAATTGTCATTATGATCCAAACGTGATAAGGGGCGTAAGGTGGAATCAATTAAAATTCGCAATTAGAGTTAATACAATCATTGAAGCGATTGAAGACAAATATAAAGTATTAAATGGCTATCCAGTAAATCTAAAATTTAGCAACGACTTTTTTAACAACACTTCGATTACAAAAATGCATAATTTATTTATGTGGATGCATCGTAAATCGGGACACGTAGAAAACTTAAATAACACAACAGAAAATACAAGTATTGTAGACGGCTTCGGAACTTTTAATCAAACGCCTTATGATATGGGTTTTTTAGCTACAGATACTCTTTTTGCAATACCACCTTTCCCACTTGGACCATTCGGAAGCATCAATGAAGATTTTCAAATTAATGAAGTTAGAATTAGAATGAAACCTAATACAAATGAAACTGATTCTTACCGATATGGCTTATATAAAGATTTTGACGAAACGCCTGTTTTTTTAAGTGGAGTTGTAACGGGAGATCAAACAACAACTTGGGTTAGAACGGGTGGCAGTAGTAGTTTAAACCCATCAAATTTTGATGATACTTGGCAACTTGGATCTAATTATCAAATTAAAGTTATTTCATCATCTGTAATAAATTTTACTGGTGGAGGTGGGCAAATCACTGTAACCTTTGAGGGAGATACAGAATCAGAAGATGAGGAGTTTGGAATTGATGATACGTTTATTGCAAGCGTAAGTTCAACTAATTTTGCTACTTCATCTGTTTTTAGATTTATTCCTACACAACAAATACCGGAACTTAAAATTATAGATCTTTTAACGGGGCTATTTAAAATGTTTAATCTTGTAGCTTATGTAGATCCGGCTTCACAAAGCACGGGTACTATTGATCAAAACGATGCTATTATTACAGTAAAACCTTTTGATGATTATTACGCTTCATATAATACTTATGATATTGATGAATATACGGATCTAAATAAAGAAGCCGTTGACGTTGCATTACCTTACAAAAAAGTTTTATTTAAATATAAAGACACAAAAACCTTTCTTGCAGAACGATATAGGCAGTTAGCAAATAAAACTTGGGGCGAAGTTAATTATACCGAACCAAGCTTAAAAGAAATTGAGGGTAGATTATATAAAGTTGAAGTGCCTTTTGGGCATATGCAGTTTGAAAGATTAGATGACGCTTTTGATACTAGTGCAGATCCAAGAACTAAAATAATGTATGGCTACAATGTAAACGAAAGCCAAAACGCTTATCAAGGAGCAGCGTTATTATTTTATCCGATTAGAGTTGATAGTGGGGCATTAACTTCAGAAAGGTTATCAGTAGTGAATGTAGTAGATATTGACAACCCCGATATTGGAACTAATCATCAAACATTAAGGCGTTATATTACGGCTTCTAATCATTATGCATTAGAACAATCTACAACAGATCCGGTTACAACAATTCATTTTGGATCTGAAATTAGCGAATGGACAAGGGAAAGTACATTTCCAAACTCATTATTTATTGAGGAATATGAAACTTATATAACAGATATATTTAATAAGCGTAGAAGATTAATTAAAATAAAAGCTTATTTACCTTTAAAAATTTATTTAAAATTAACGTTATCTGATAGAATAGTTTACAAAGGCGAGGAATATAATATAAATAAAGTTACAACAAATTTACAAACGGGAGAAAGTCAAATGGAATTGATAAATATAATCGTTAGAAATACTTAAAATGATTGAACAAATTATATCGTTACTCCCAATGGTTGGGGGAGATACAGAAAACATTAGAATTGCTAAAGGTAAATATAAATTACCTGAAACGATTAAAGAGGGGTTTACACAAATTAAAAATGAGATAAGTTGGCACGTGAAGAACAAATTATAAGAATTAAAATTGATACAACGTCTGCTACTAAATCTTTAGGTGGACTTAATAAATCAAGCAAAAAAACGGGAAAGACAGTCGGAACCCAAGGTGCATTAATGGCAGGTGCATTCAACGGAGTAAAAGGGGCTATACTGGGTGCAATACCTGCACTACGTTTATTTACGGCTGCTTTAATTTCTACCGGTGTAGGTGCACTTGTTGTTGCAGTAGGAGCATTAGTTACCGTAGTGGCAAAAGCTAGTGGAAAAGCTAAAGAGTTTAGTAAAGCCGTTAGCACTTTACAAGCGATTAGTGGACAATCGTCCGAGGTAATTGCAGTATTAACACAACAAGCAAAGCAATTAGGATCTACAACTATATTTACTGCAAGTCAAGTTGTCGAGTTACAAACCGAGTTAGCAAAGCTTGGTTTTACTGCAGGCGAGATACAACAAGCTACTCCCTCAATACTTAATTTAGCTTCATCTTTGAATGTATCACTTGCTGAAGCTGCTTCTTTTGCAGGATCTCAAATTAGGGCTTTTGGTTTAGATGCAAGCGAAACACAAAGAGTGGTAGATGTTTTCGCCTTATCAACAACAACATCTGCACTTGATTTTAGTTCACTTACGGAATCGTTAAAGATGGCTGCTCCTATTATGAAAGCAACCGGACAAGATATTGAAAAAACGGCTGCTATGTTAGGTGTTTTGGCTGATACTGGTTTGAAAGGATCTATTGCGGGTACGGGGCTATCAAAAGTATTTATGAAGCTTAACGAGGAGGGCTTATCACTTGATGAAGCAATGGAAAAAGTTAGAACTTCTACAAATCAATTAGGAACTGCAACCGAATTGGTTGGTATCGTAGGGGCAAAATCTCTTTTGAATTTAGCAAATAGTGGAGACAAGATTGCGGAACTTGAAGAAACGTTTAATAATGCAAGCGATACAATTGAGCAAGGGGGAGAAAAGTTTGACGGAGCAGCAGCAGCAATTTCAGCAATTAGATTTGATAATATAGAGGGAGATACATTAGCATTATCATCGGCTTGGGAGGGCTTCTTACTTTCAATAGAGGACGGAGACGGACTAATAATGAAAATACAAAGGGGGGCAATTCAAGCACTCACAAGAGGTATACAAGGTCTCCAAACTATAATACAATTTTTAAGCTTCGCTTTTAAAGATGCTTGGGACGGAATGAAAAACGTTGCTTCTGCAAGTGGCGATGTAATAGCCGGTAGCTTAATGTGGCTTGGGGGACAAATAAAAAAGTTTGCAAATCTAGCTTTAATACAATTTTCAAAGATCCCAATAATTGGATCTAGCATTGATGTCGCAGCAGCTCAAAAGCGAGTAAATGAAGCAGCGAAAACAATTGATGACGCTGAAGCAAAAATAAGAGAGGGTAGAAAGAAATTTCAAGAGCAATATGTTAAAGATCAAACTTTTATGCTACGTTTCCAAAAATCGCAAGAAACGAAAGCTTTAGAAATAGAACAGAAAAAACAAAACAAAGTATTAGAGGAGTTACAACAACAACAAACCGAGGAGCAGAAAAAAGCAGCCGAGGAAGCAGCGAAAGAAAGAGAAAGACAACTAAAAAAATTAGGAGATTTAGAGAAAAAGTATTTAAGAGCCCAACAAGATTTAGACGATACAACGGCATTAGAAAAAGCCCAACGTAAAAGAGAAAGGGCACAAGAGGAGTTGGACGCTTTAGAATTAACAAACGAGGAAAAGAAACAAGCCCAACTTAATTTAAATGCATTTTTTGATCAGCTTGAAGCGGAAGCCGAAGCAAAAGACGAGGAGAAAAAAACACAAGAGGAGGAAAAAGAAGCAGCTGAAAAAGAGAAAAAACAAGAGGAAAGATTAAAAGAACTTGAACTTGATAAGGAGTTTGAAGCATTACAATTTGAGGAAAGGCGTGCAATACTTGAGGAAAGGAGACAAGCTATAAAGGACGATGAACTATTAAGTGAGGAACAAAAATTAGAAGCTTTAAATGATATTAATAAAGCCGAACAAAAACTTGAGGACGATAAAGTAAAAGCAAAAATGGCAACATTAGATGCAATCGTTGGTTTAGCCGGTGCAGAAACGGGAGTTGGAAAAGCTTTACTTATAGCAAAACAAATGCTTCAAATGAAAGAAATGATAATGGATCTTAAAAAGATTACATTCAAAGGTAAAAAAGCTATTGGCGAAGCAGCTATTGATGCAGGTACAAACGTTTCTAAATCTTCAACAATTGGTTTTCCACAAAATATAATTACGATAGCAGCAGCGATTGGGCAAGGAATATCAATTATTAAAAGTGTTAAAAGTGCCGTATCAAAAAGTGGTGGATCAGCAAGTGGTGGAAACGCCCCAAACATATCTACTCCGGCAAGACCAACTGCAGATTCAATGGCATCTGCAATAGATGAAGCCGGTGTTGGTAGTACTGCTCCAGCCTTTAATGTAATTGGATCTGATAATACGAATCAATTAGCAGAAGCAATAGGGGGACAAAGTCAGCAACCAATTAAAACTTATGTTGTAGCAAATGATGTTACAACTCAACAAGCTTTAGATCGAAATACAAATCAAACGGCAACGATAAGCGAGTAAATGCAAAATAAAAAGAATATAACGTTATATAATTATGAAAGTAGTAGAACTTATACTAGACGATGAGCAAGAGAATTTTATAGAAGCAATCAGCGTGGTTGAGCATCCGGCTATTGAAGAAGATTTTGTTGCATTAAAAAACGAGCAAAAGGAATATACCTTTGCAAAACAAGACGAGGAAAAAAGATTATTAGTTGGGGCTATCTTAACTCCTAACAAACCGATATTTAGACGTAATGCAGAAGAAGATTATTATATTTACTTCTCACGTGATACTGTAAGGAAAGCAAGTCAATTATATCTTAAAAAAGGTTTTCAAGCTTCTGCAACTTTAGAACACGAAGCTAAAATAAACGGCTTAACATTAGTTGAAAGTTGGATAGTTGATGATCCGGAAATGGACAAAACAAAACTTTACGGAATGGATCTACCAAAAGGAACTTGGGCAGGGGCAATAAAAGTTGATAATGATGACATTTGGAACAATTTTGTTAAAACGGGAAAAGTGAAAGGGTTTAGTATAGAGGGCTATTTCGTTGATAGGGCTGATGTAAGGGACGAAAACGAGGACTTGGCTACCGAACTATTAAATGAATTAAAACAAGCGTTAGAGGGCGTTAAATTGGAAACGTTTAATGACTATCCGGAAGCAGCCGTAAATAATGCAAAACGAGCAATTAAATATAAAGAGGAAAAAGGAACAAGTTGTGGAACGCCTATTGGGTGGACGAGAGCCGGACAATTGAGTAGAAAAGAAAAGATTTCAAGATCCACGATTGCTCGAATGGCAAGCTTTAAAAGACACGAGCAAAATAAAGATGTACCCTACGATGAGGGTTGCGGTGGTATTATGTGGGACGCTTGGGGAGGATCTGCAGGCGTAGAGTGGGCTATTAGAAAACTAAAACAAATTGACAAAGAAAGTTTAGAGTATATTCCGGTAGATGAAAATTACGCAATAATAAATGATAGATTAGCTTATTCAACAAAAGAACAAGCAGAAAAAATCGCAGAAGATATTGGGTGCGAGGGCTATCACGTACATAAGGAAGATGACAAAGAGTGGTTTATGCCTTGTAAACAACACGCACTCGCTGAAGTAGGAGAACGGGGGGGAATACGTAAAAGCCCTAAAGCACCGGCAGGTGATACCCCAAATAGAAACCCAAAAGGACAAGGAACGGCAAAAGGTGATGCAAGTGGTGCAAGAGGTGCAAAGGTATCAAAGAAAGATGAAGCAACCTTGAAAAAAAAAGCAGACGATTTTAATAAACGATATAAAGATAAATTAGGATATGGTGTAACAGTAGGACAATTAAAGTCGGTTTATCAAAGAGGTTTGGGGGCTTTCAATGTATCTCACTCTCCGGCAGTTAAATCAGCTTCACAATGGGCATTTGCAAGGGTAAACGCTTATTTGTATTTGGTTAAAAACGGGAGACCGGAATCAGCGAAATATATAACGGACTACGATCTTTTACCAAAGAAGCACCCGAAATCAACAAGAAAATAAAATGAAACTAGAAGATTTGAAATTATACGGCTTGAACTTTGGAGCGTTGGGAATATCACTAACGGAAATAGAATTGATATTAAAAGTTTTAGTATTATTAGCAACACTTGGTTATACAATGCATAGGTGGTGGATAATGTCAAAAGAAAAAAATAAATAAAAATGAGTTACGGAGAAATATATAAATCTACTTGGTGGGGCAATGTTTGTGATTCTACTACTTATGGAACGATTTATCGAGATATAGCAGATTGTTCAGGATCGGGTGGATTCACTAATTCTAAATCAGTATACTATATAAACGATAATACAAATAGAGCAATATCAGTAACTAAAAACCCTTTTGAAGTAGGTGGCAACGAACAATTTGTTATAATGGCTTGGATCAAGCCCGATGCATCAATGTTTACCGGCTCGAGTTACGATCAAAGAATGATTGTAGATTTATCAAGTAATATATTTAGTACTGCAGACGGAAAGGGCTATTCTATTTTTATGAGAAAGACAAGTGCCGGAAATGTAACTATGAATTGGTTTTTTAAGAGAACCGGTCAAACAAGAGTAAATAGTAGTTGTATCGTAAACTTAAATAATTATAGTTCCTCGCTTCCTATGTTAGTAGTAGCAAGCGTATATTCTATAAATGCAAATTCACAAAGGGTACAAAACTTAAGAGTTTATCAAAACGGCATAAACGCAAATAATTATGTTGATGTAGAAAAGAATTATTCTCCAACTTCTATGAGTTATACGGGTGTTGGACAAGATTTAGTTTTTGGTAATACGAGTGATGCCGGACAATCTGCACAAGCTTTCAGGGGTAATATAGATGAGGTATCACTTTGGGTCCTAGGTAATTCAGCATCAACAAACTCATATCAGGGGCTTGGAGATAGGTATTTTAATAACAATTCACCTCGTTTAGATTTATCACAAGATCCGTTATACAGTCTTATTACGGGTTGGTATAGATTTGGAGACAATTTCACTGTTAATAACGGGGTTGTAACATTCCCTAATGCGAGTAACGGAAGTGGGGCAGATGCATTGGCAGCTTCTCAATTCAGCACAAGTTTTAATATAAGGGGTAACATAGTATAAAAGATATGATTAAAAGTTTAAGAAAATTAGCAAATTGGTTAGAAAGATTAAATTGTAATTTACACAATTGGTGGAACGCTAGATTAGAAAGTATGAAGTCAAAATGTGTATGCGAAAATTTAGAAAAGTAATTCGGCTTTATGATTGAATATATTAAAAGAAATCTTGGGTTTAAAACTCCAAGTAGGACTAGCCCAAAAGGTGGGCGTAGAGCTTGTTTATGCAAAGACGGAACATACAGTATAAAATGTTGCGATGGATCTTTACAAGCACAAGGCGTTGGGAAAGTTTAATTCTTAAACGCAAAATAATTATCAACAAACGTTATATTAACAAAAAATAATTTTTATTATGGCAAATGCACAAGAAACATTAAAAAAAGTAAAGGCAGTTTTAGGTCTTGAAATTAAAATGGAGCAATTAAAACTAGAGAACGGAACTTTGCTAGAAGCAGATAAATTTGAAGCCGGTGAATCAGTTTTTATTGTTACCGAAGATGAAAGAGTGGCACTACCTATTGGATCTTATGAATTAGAAGACAACAAAATTTTAGTAGTCGAGCAAGAGGGCGTTATAGCTAAACTTGACGAACACGAGGAAGTTGAAGAAGATGAAAAAGAGGAAAAGGAAGTTGAAGCTCAATACGTAAGTAAAGAAGAATTTTCAGCAGCTTTAGAGGAAATTAAAGCTATGATTGATGAGGTTAAAGCAGGATACGACAAAATGAAAGATCACGAGGAAATGTCATCAACAGAAGCAGAAGATACAACAGAAGAAGTTGAGGAAAAATCTGAATTAAATGCAGAATTAAGTAAACCGGCAGTTCAGCCTTTCAAACACTCGCCCGAAAAAAGTGCGAAAAAAGAAATTATGAATTTTGCCACAAATAAACGAAAAGGACTATTAGATGTAGTTTTTGATAAATTAAATAAATAAAAAAAAGATGAGTACAAAAAAAGTAAATTTATACGACGGGACTGCATCGGTAAAAACGATTACGTCCACATACGCTGGTGAGTTTGCAGGTAAGTATATTTCTGCAGCTTTACTATCGGGAAAAACCCTTAATGACGGGTCTATTACAATTAAGCCAAACGTAGCTTATAAAGAAGTTTTAAAGAAATTAAAAGACGAAGCTTCTTTCATAGTTGATGCAGGTTGTGATTTTTCAGCAACGGCAGATGCAGTATCTCTAGAGGAAAGAGTACTTGAGCCAAGAGAATTTCAAGTTAACCTTGAACTATGTAAGAAAGATTTTGTAAAGGATTGGGAAGCAATCGAAATGGGTTATTCTGCTTACAAAAATCTACCACCAAAATTTAGCGATTTCCTATTAGGACACGTAATTGCTAAAGTGGCAGAAAAGACAGAACAAAACATTTGGCAAGGAGATGCAAATAACACGGGAGAGTTTAACGGCTTTACAACTTTAATGGCAGCTGATTCAGACGTAAATGATGCAGCCGTTACAGATAGTGCCGGATCAACTCAATCAGCTTATAGCTCTAGTAACATTGTAGATCTATTAGGTAATGTTGTTGATTCAATCCCAAGTGCAGTATACGGAAAAGAAGATTTAACTATTTATGTTCCAACAAACGTAATGCAAGCTTATATAAGATCTCTTGGAGGTTTTGGGGCTAGTGGTTTAGGAGCAGCCGGTACAAATGATCAAGGATCACAATGGTATAATATGGGCAACGCTTTAAGTTTTGAGGGAATTAAGCTTCAAGCAGCACCCGGACTACCAACAACAAATATCGTTGCCGGTCAAGCAAGTAATTTATACTTCGGAACAGGTCTGCTCGCAGATCATAATGAAGTGAAAGTTATTGATATGGCTGATATCGACGGATCGCAGAATGTGAGAATCGTAATGCGATATACTGCAGGTATTCAGTATGGAATTGGATCAGATCTAGTTTTACAAAGTTTATAATAAAATAATGGGGGTATGAAAAAGCCCCCAATAATAAATATATAATAATATGGCTTGTTTAATAAATAAAGGAAGAACAGAACCTTGCAAAGATACAGTAGGTGGTATTCAAGCCGTTTATTTTATTGATTTCGGAACATTAGGGTCAGCGACTTACGAAACTTCGAGTGATGAAATAAACGACTTTAGCGAAAGCACAATAAACGCTTATAAGTATCAAGTAAGAGGAAATAGTGGACTAGAACAAACAGTGACGAGTTCAAGAGAAAACGGCACAACGTTCTACGACCAAGTACTAACATTAAATTTTAAAAAATTAAGTCCTGAATCACACGATCAATTAGCATTAATTGCAGTAGCTAGACCACACGTTGCAATAGAAGATAATAACGGAAATATCTTTATGGCAGGTTTAGAATTTGGTTGTGATGTAAACGGGGGTACTGTTGCGACTGGAGCAGCGATGGGTGATATGAGTGGATACTCATTAACACTACAAGGAATGGAAAAGAAACCGGCTAACTTTTTAAAAGGTGGTTTCAGTGGAGTAGGTATAACAGTGGTAACTGGATCAGATATAAGTGATATTTAAGATAGTTTTTTCATAATTTGATTAGTTTGGAAAAGAGGCAACCCCGTAAGGTTGCTTTTTTTTTGCAAAAAATCTTTATTTTTACGTTATATAGATATGATTGTAAGAACAACAAGTAATGATGCTTCCGATGTATTTATTATTAAACGACCATTTAATACAGATACGAGCAATACAGATAATTTAATCGAAGTAACAGACGATATTACTAAACAAAATTTATCATATAGTGTAGGGTTTGCTGAACAAGGAGATTATCATAGATTAGCATTACAAATTTCCGGCTTAAAAGAGGGCAGATATTATACATTTAAAGTTTTTGACAGACCGGCAGGTGGAGGAGATTTATTTTGTGTTTATAAAGATAAGATTTTTGTTACCGATCAAACGATTGATCAAGTGGCTAATGAAACCTATTCAATAAACGATTCAGAATATATTGAAAATAGCACTAGCAATAACGATTATATAATAATATGAGAAAGAAAAAACAAGGCAAAATAAACATTGTTAATCTAGCGAACTACGTATCACCCGATATAAAAGTTCAAAAGACAAAAGATTTTGTAACATACGGAGATAACAATGAGTACTTTAGATATTTATTAGATAGATATTCCGGCAGTCCAACTAACAATGCTATCATAAACGGAATAAGCCAAATGATTTACGGAAAAGGTTTAGATGCTACAGATAGCAATAAACAACCGAGTGAGTATGCACAAATGATAAGCTTGTTAAAAGCAGATTGCATTAGAAAACTTGTATATGATTTAAAGCTAATGGGACAATGTGCGATCCAAATTATTTATTCAAAAGATAGAAAGAGAATTGCAAAAGTAGAGCATATGCCCGTTGAAACTTTAGCAATGGAAAAATGCGATGAAGATGACGGGGAAGTAAAAGCTTTTTATTATCATCACGATTGGGCGAATATAAAAAGGGGAGATGAACCAACTAAAATACCGGCTTTTCAATGCAGTAACGAAAGCATCGAGATCCTTTATGTAAAACCTTATGTTGCGGGACACTATTATTTTAGCCCAGTAGATTATCAAGGTGGTTTACAGTATTGTCAATTAGAGGAGGAAATAGCAAATTATCATAATTCGAATATACTGAATGGTTTAGCCCCCTCAATGTTAATTTCGTTTAATAACGGAATACCAAATGAGGAGGAAAGAGAATTAATTGAAAGGAGAATTTATGAAAAATACTCCGGATCTAGCAACGCAGGTCGTTTCATTCTTTCATTTAATGATAGTAAAGATAATGAAGCTTCTATTGAAGCAGTACAATTAAGCGATGCCCACCAACAATATGAGTTTTTATCAAGCGAATCAATGAAAAAAATAATGGTATCTCATAGGGTTGTATCTCCAATGCTTTTAGGAATTAAAGATCAAACGGGACTAGGTAATAATGCAGACGAGCTAAAAGTCGCTTCAACGCTTATGGATAATACTGTAATTAGACCATTTCAAGAAATGTTAATTGACGCTTTTGATAAAATTTTGGCAGTAAACGGAATATCATTAAACCTTTATTTTAGAACTCTACAACCTCTAGAGTTCACTGAAATAGATAGCGATTTGGTAGACGATGAAACACAAGAGGAAGAGACCGGAGTAAAAATGTCTGAAGAGCCTATTGAATTATCAGATGATGACGGGAGAAACATTTTGGATCTTTTAAAAGCAGATAACATTACAGATGAATGGCAATTTGTTGATAAAAGAGATGTTACAGAAGATATGATGAGCCACGAGGATTGGGCTACAATTTGTATCGAGCCGAAAGAAAATTTACTACAACAATTAACCGGCAAAGTAATTCCAAGGAACGCTAAAAAAAATGAGAATACATTTAGTTATTTGGATAAATCTTTTTACAAAGTAAGATATAGATATAAGGAAGTAAGACCAAGTGGTAACTCAAGAGAGTTTTGCACAAATATGATGAAGCGTAGAGGATCAGACGGGAAACCGGCAGTATATAGAATTGAAGATATAGATGAAGCAAGTAGAAAAGGCGTAAATAAGCGTTTCGGACACAAACAAGCCCCTTACGACTTGTTTCGTTGGAAAGGTGGACCATATTGTCATCACGTTTGGGAAGCCGTCTTATATCGCTTAAAAGACAAAACGAAGCCGAGCAAGTATTTAAGAAATTATCAAGAAACGGGATCTATTCCTAAAAGTTATATGCCAACACCATATGGTTTTAGAGATAGTAGTATTGCACCGGTAGATATGGGCGAGTATGGGGGACACCACCCAAATTGGATAGCTAGTGTTAAATCAAAAGCGAAAAAAGGTAAAACGAAAAAAAGGAGATAAAAAATGGCAACGGCTTTATTCATAACAACAAAAGATTTAAAACAAAATACACTGATTGACGGATCTGTTGATGCAGATAAGTTTATATACTTCATTAAAATTGCTCAAGAAATTCATATTCAAAATTATTTAGGTGGGGCTTTATATAATAAAATTAGCAACTTAATAACTAATGGAACAATAAACAATAGTGGATATAGAAACTATAAAAACCTTATACGAGATCATTTAAAAGATATGTTAATTCATTACGCAATGGTTGATTATTTACCTTTTGCAGCTTTTCAAGTAAGTAATGGAGGGGTATTTAAACAAAGCAGCGAAAATTCATCTACTGCAAGCGTAGAGGAAATAAATACATTAGTGGATCGTCATAGGGAATTTGCTCAATTTTATACAAGGAGATTTATCGACTTTATGAATTTTAATAATTCTAAATTTCCGGAGTATAATCAAAATCAAAATGAAGATATGTACCCTGATCGTGATGCTACTTTTCAAGGTTGGGTATTATGATAGGACATTTTGGAAATAACGCTATTGAGTTTATGAAAAGAAAGAGTAAGCCGAAAAAAAAGAATGTTGAATTGCTTAACAAATTTATTAAGAAACAAAAATTAAAGAATAAAAAATGAGCACACTTACTGGTAATAAAATTAAAGACACTTATGACGGACTATTAAAAACTTCCGATAGTACAACGGGGCTACCAAGTTCGGGGCAAACGAGTATTGAGGACGGGGTTGGCAATACAAGTGCATTAAGTTTAGGGAAAACAAGTAATGGGGCTACAATTAGTGGAGATCTTACGGCAGACAAAGTTAAAACGCCTGAAATTGAGGATCAAGACGGAGATTTATCAATAACAACACCCGAGTTACTAATTGATACTAGCACGGAGACTGTAATAAAAAGTGATATTACAGAAATCAAAGGTAAAACTGGAGATACTATAGGAACCACAACTATAAAGAACGAATTAAAAGTAGATCAAATTGCAAACATATCGGGTAATGATGAAGATGCAATACAAGTAGAAAGCAAAGTAAATTTTACAGAAGATTTAACCGGAGACGGAAGCGTATTATTTCAAGGTAAAGGGGGGTTTGGAGTAAGTGAAAATACAACGGGTATTGATTTTGATATAGGCGGAAAAAGTAAACTCAACGGAGATACAATAATTAATGGTAATGTTGATGTTACGGGGAGTGCAAATCAATTAAACTTAACCGAAAGTAATGCAAGATTAGGTATTAGAACAAGCAACCCTACTATAGCTTTTGAGTGTTTGGGAGCCGGTAGAATATCCGGTAGAGTAAATTTTCATAATGGAGCAATTGAGACTGTTGGTTTTAATAATTCAATTAAACTAGGCAATTATGGCAGTTCAACTTTAAGTTCCGGTACGGGAAACGTTCCTACAATCGCACAAAAAACAGATCCTGATAATGCTTATAAGTGGAATCCAAAATATACTCTTGCAGTAGGTAGTGAGGGAAATTTAATTGAAGATGAAAAGATATTTACAATACAAATTAGTCCAAGCTATTGGGGTGCAAACAATGGTGGATCGGGTTGGAAAGGAGCCGGAAACTTATTTAATTTTACAATAGGAGCAGCACAAATAGTTGTGATAACTGAAGTTCAGTATTTAAGACGGGCTCAAATCTTTTCAGATCAGCCTAATTACCCACCAGTTCGTGGAGGTTATGGTGGTACAGACGAGGAGCCGTATATATATATTACAACCGGTCAATTAGATCCGGCACAAATTTGGAATATGTCTTTAGGCGAGTATAGAGAAAACGATGGATTGTATGTTACAAACAAAACTTTAAAATATGATTTAGTAACAGAAAACCAAACACTAACTTTTAGAGCCGGTTTTATGCCACAATTATTTTTGAAAAATTTAAACAGACCAGGAAATGGAGTTATGGAAACTCGACCAAATTACAATGTTTATTTAAAGATTAAATATAAACTAATTAACGCTACTGCATTTGCAAGCACAACCGACAAAACATTATCATAATGGCAAATTTTATTTGGAATAGAAAAAGTCAGCTAATTGATTTATTAAACAATAAAGATATTCTTACGGAAGAAGATATAGAGAAATTTAGTAATGAATTAGAAAAATTAAATGAGATCAATAACTAAACTAATTGTTCACTGTTCAGCAACGAGAGAGGGAAAAGATTATAGTGTAGATACGATTAGGAGATGGCATTTGAAAAGAGGGTGGAGAGACATAGGCTATCATTTCGTTATACAACTTAATGGCGAGATAAATGAGGGGCGACCAATTGAACAAACGGGTGCACATACAAAAGGAGAAAATTATTGTTCTATAGGAATATGTTATATAGGTGGAGTTGAAGCCGAAAGAAATAAAGAGGGTGGATGGACTGCAAAAGATACAAGGACAATTGAACAAAAAGAAGCTTTAGAGGAATTATTATGTAGCTTAAAATTACAATATCCAAAAGCAATTGTTTATGGGCATAGAGATTTTAGCAGTAAAGCTTGTCCGAGTTTTGACGCTAAAAGCGAATACGAGTGGATTAGCAAGCAGATCTAATGGCGAGGAAGCTTGTATATACCTACGTAAAGAAAAGGCGTAAGAAACGCCCTAACGTTCATAGCAAAAATGCAAGTAGAAAACAAAACGCCTTTAAAAAAAAATATAGAGGACAAGGTAGAAAATAATTATGGAAAGATTAAAACACTTTTTAGGGCTATGTGGCGAATCGCACCCTAACATATTTACAATTATATTAATAGCAATTATAGGAATAAGTATAATTAAATTATATGAGCAAACCCAAAAAAAAATTCAAAGAAACTAAAGTCGGAAAGTTTTTATTAGGTACTGGATCTAATATAATAGACAACATTGGCGATGCATTGCCGGATAAAGGAGTATTAGGTATTGTAAAAAATCTAATAACAAAAGATGAAAATTTGCCACCACAAGATAAAGAAATGGCTTTGAAGCTATTAGAACAAGATATGGTTGAAATGCAAGAGGTGAGCAAACGTTGGCAGGCAGATATGTCAAGTGATAGTTGGTTATCTAAAAACACTAGACCAATTTCACTTATGTTTCTAACTTTAAGTATGGTTATATTGATATTGCTAGATAGTTTGGAGATACAATTTAATGTTGGAGCTGAATGGATAGATCTGTTGCAAACTTTATTAGTAACAGTATATATAGCTTATTTTGGAAGTCGTGGTGCGGAGAAATTTCAAGCGATTAAAAAATAATATAATACGCCTTTTTTATTACAAATTATTATCGCTTTTTTGAAAAGCGAATAAATATATTATCTTTAATTAACGAAGTTATTAAAAAATTATGAAAAAATCAAGTTTTGATTTAATTGAGCAAATAAATGATATGTATAGAGAACAAGCAATAAATATAAAAAACCGGCAAAATATAAATAAAAAAACGAAAATAGATAAACTGCTTGAATTAAATGCTAATCAGTATTGTAATATGGGTATTGATAGCACAAAACAAGAGTGGTATCAAGCTGATCTAACTTCAAGATTTATATTTAGAATTATAAAAGAATACGACTACGAGTTAGGTAAATCGTTATTAAGAGATAGTCTGCAAGGATAATGAAAAGAAAATTAACAAGATCCAAGCTTGTTAAAAAAGCCGATAAAATTTTCAGCGAATATATTAGAAAGCGATATGCTAATGGGCTTGGCGTAACTGAATGTTTTACTTGTGGTAAAGTAGATCATTGGAAAAAATTACAATGCGGTCATTTTCAAAGCCGTAAATTCTATAATACTAGGTGGGACGAAACAAATTGTCAAGTTCAATGTTCAAGATGCAACGTTTTTAATTATGGAGAACAATACAAATTTGGTTTATATCTTGATAAAAAATACGGAAAAGGTACAAGCGAAAAGCTAATGCAATTAGCAAAAAAGGTAGTCAAGCTAATGAATTATGATATTGAAGATATAATTAATAGATATAAAGATAAATTATCAAAATTAAAATAGTATATTTGCTACACTTCTCATAAGGAAGTTTTATTGTTTATTTCAAAAGGGGGTAGGAATTTTTCTTGCCCCTTTACTTTTATTTATCAAATATATTTCATAAATTAGCTTAATAGAAACTTTAAAACTTTTAAAATATGAGTGATTATTTAAGAGCAAGGATAGACGCCTTGACAAATCAAGTATCAATTTTATCGGGTAGAATAGAAGTATTAGAAGCTCAACTTGAAGTAAAATCTGAACAAGAGTATATTGAATATAAAACTTCGAAAGGCTATACTACAACAAACACTTGGGAAAATGAAAGATAAGGTACTTAAAATAACAGACGATGGCTTTTACAAGGAACGCCCAAAATGGAAAGTCGTTTTAGAAAAAGGGGGCGAATATACATTTTTTACTAAATTCGAAGCTAAAGTTGGAGATACAATTGAATATGAAGTTAGTAATGCAAAATATAAAACGGCAAAATTAATTTCTGCTAAAGAGTATTTTGGATCTACTTCAAATTTAGATATTAAAGATTATAGAATTTCACGTGCAGTCGCTTTTAAAGGGGCAATTGATCTTGCTACTTCCGGAAAGATACCGGCTACAGACGAATCAATAAGTGAATATACTGAACGATTATTAAAAATTGTACTGATTAAATAAATTAAATTATGAATAACAATGAAGTAACTTTAAGCAAC